GGCCGCGCGCCCTGCCGCTCCGGCTTGACCGGGAACCAGTTGATTGAGCGCTGCGATTCAATCTTGGAGACGGCGCCCTGATTGGATGGGCCGACGAGAACCATGTTCCCCATTAGAAATAGTTCGCCCGGCCCACACTGGAGCGGCGGTCGCCCGTGACGGTCCTGATCTGCGCCAGAGCCATCCCCTTCAGTCTTGGGTCGTAATCCTGCCCCCACGCCGTGCACGATGCTCTGCAATAAAGGCTGAAGCTCTCACAGATGTATGCGGGGATGTCGTCCTCCGACCACAGCGCAATCTCAAGCTGCTCAAGCTCGGACTGGCAGTTGTCGATGATCGTTTCCATGAGTTCGGCATCTTCGGCTGAGGCCTGTTCAGCCGCGCCGATGACGCCCATCTGCCTAAGCGCATGGTCGCGAAGTTCTGCTTTGGTCATCGCGCCCTCCGCCAGCAAAAAGAGGCGGGACCGAAGCCCCGCCCCTCAGAATTAGCCATCCACAAAGTAGTGAACGGACAGGCGGACGGTGCCGGCAGCGCCGGTGGCCGCATTTGCCTGTGCAACACCCGTGATGCGGGTCTTGGCGGTATATTTGTAGCCGACAGCGCCCGCGACGAGTGCGGTTGATGCCGTTCCGGCCTGTCCCACCGTCGAAGCCGAGAAGATACGTGCAGCGGAACCGCTGTCGCCAATGTTCAGGGTGAGCGTCGGCGTGCCGTTGGTGTCCATGTCGTCCGATTCAAGGACGGCGAGAACAACGCGGGCATTGGCCGGGAGGTCGAAGAAGTTCAGCGTGTCGGAAGTCGAGGGCGCGGCGGTGCAGACCACTTCGCCATAAGCGACCTTCAGTTCACCCGCCAAACCGTGGGAGTTGGCGGGAAGGCTGTTGGCCACCGCCGTCGAGTTGTAAGTTGCCATTATTCGTGTCTCCGGAAACACGAAGGGCTGCCGGTTAGGGCAGCCCTTCGTGAATCATTCAGGTGGGTTGATCTTAGCTGTCGGCAGCGGCCGCGAAGAGGCACGTCACCATGCCCTGCTGGACGCCGTTGAACGCCAGCTTCTTCACGCCAAGCAGCTCCTCGATCGCGACACCCGGACGGAACTGATAGTCCTTCTGGTTGTCCATGCGAGGAGTCGGCTCCTGGCCCCATGCGATGCCCACGGACTGCGCTCCGCAAAGGAACACAGGGCGGACATCGGTGGTGCCACCCGAACCAGCATTGTTCAGGTTGTACGTGCCGGTCGAGGCAATCGTATCGATTTCCGGCACCTCACGGTGAATAATGCCGTCATAGATGAGATCGCCGTCCTGGAAGATCGGGTTATCTTCCACATCGCGAGGCCGCGCATCGCGGTTGGCCTGCGTCATGGTCGAATCCGCCTTCAGGTCGCGGAACGTGCGCGAGCCGTGGAACGCGACGTAAAACTCCTGGCCCACACGCGACTTGAAGGGTCGGATGTGCGGGTCTGCGAGCTTGGCGACACGCTTGCCGAGGCTCATGTTGGCAACGTTGCACTTATCGTCGGTCGTATCGAGGGTTGCCGTCATGGTCGCCCAGGTTGCCGAGTAGTTCGACAGCAGCTTGCCGGCCAGGATGCGGTCGGAGTTGGCCGCCGCGAAGGCATTGCGGTTGGCCGCCGATGAATCGGCAAGGTTGACCGTGGTGTCGCCAGTGGTGACAACCGACAGCATCGCCTTGATGACGTCATCGCGCAGCTTTTCCGCTTCCCACGCACGAAGCGCATCGCGCGCCGCGTCAAGAAGGTTGATCTCGGTCTTGTAGCTGGTTGACTTCGGCACGCGGACGCCGTTGCGGCGCCAATCGACCGAAATCGCGCAGTTGTAGTTTCCGAGTTCCTCCTCCGCACCGTCGAGGACAGCCGAGCCGGTTACGCCGGTCGCGCTCTTGAGGCGAGTGATGAGCGGGATGTTGATGGTCTTGCCGGCTTCTTCCTGAAGCTCGTATTTGACCATGATGATCGAGTTGTTCGACTTGCCCATGTAGCCCTGGAAACCGGACTCACGGATGTATTCCTGAAGATAATTGCTGATCCACTTCTGTTTCTCTGAAGCGGTAGCGAGAGTGACTTCTGCCATTGGTTACCTCGTGAACAAGCTATCGAATGCCTGCCCGGGTCCTTGCGGGACGTGCGCCGCGCCGCCGCTCGATGGAGCGGTTGCGAGACTTCGGGTGGGCGTCGGTTGGGGTTGAGCTGCTGGTGCAGCGGTCGGGGATGACTGGTCGGCGGCTTCCTGCGCGGCCTTCCAGGCAAAGAAGGCGTCGATGTCCGCTGGATTGCTGAGACGAGAGCCGATCTGGTCTTTCTTGTATTCAGCTACGGCGGCACCGTAGGGATCATCGGAGGAGAGGATCTGCTGACCGAAGGCGGGATTGATCTGCGCCTGTTGGTAAACCCACCGCTCGGCCGTATTCACGGTGTCGGCGCCGAACGACTGCTCGGCAAAGCGCCTCGACCAATTCAGCTTGAGCTGGGTGACTTCGTTGCGAACGGGCTGCTGAACGTGCTGCGCGAACGCGTTTTGATCCTCGAAGACATCTGGGACGGGTTGCTGAGCCTGCTTGAGCTGGTTCATTTCCTCGCGAAGGCGTTGAACAACGCCGACAGGAACGTAACCGGGCGGCGGCGAGGTGGGCTCGACCGTTTCCGGCGTTGCCTCTTTCGGGGCAAAGCGCCCCTTCTCGTCACGCGGCCTTGCTTCGGGCTGCGGCGCCTCTTCGGAAGTAACCTCGGCGGGGGCCTCGGCTACGACTTCTTCAGGCGCAACTTCCTCATTCGGTGCCGAAGCACCGTCCAGAAAATCCAAATTGTCCATGATTACCCTTTTCGCCCGTTACAAACGGCGGCTTTGAAACGCCCGATCAGCGGCGGCCTGTTTGCGAAAGTCACTCTCGCTGGAATCGCCCGTTAAGCTCGGCGGCAGCTATTCGTTGACGGCGGGTCGGTGAACGGCCGTGTATCTCTCGGTGGCGGCGCGGAACGCATCGGTACGCAGCTCTTCGTCATGCTGCGCGGCTTCGATCGCGGCCAGTTGCTGGTCGTAGGATTGATCCTCGGGCGGCTTTACTGCGGCGTGGGCCTGGGCGAGGTTCTTGATCGTCTTTGAGTTGGTTTCATCGATCTTGGCCTTGCCTGCAGCCATCTCCATCTGGGCGGCAACCTGGCCCATCTGGCCCTGTTCTTCCTGACGCTGCTTGCGCCGCTCCATGATCTTCTGCTTGTCGCTGATCGAGGACAGCATGAGCATGTCATCAAACGGAACTTCTTGCGGGCCGTACATCTTCGCTAGATCGGCGAGGACCGCGAACTGCTCCTGCTGAAGCGTGGCCGTGTCGGGAACGCTATCGAGCGTGATGTCCACATCCATCTCGGCGAGCGCGTTGTCGTAGCCCAATATCGTGGGCATCAGTGTTGGCCCGTTCGGACCCATGACCACTGTAGCCCCGCCCAGCTTGGGCTGGTTGATCCCGATGAACTGCGGCGAACCCTCGTCGTCGGTCACACGAATGTAATCCGGCGCGGTCCAGTATTGCTTGGCGGTGCACCACATCTGCCGATAGACGCGGCGCTCCCATGTCTCGATGCCCGCGAAAACCACGGCCAGCTCGGCTAATCCGGCCTCCTGGCGCATGTTCAGAGCGCGGCCCGATTGACCCTCGCCCTGCCTGCCAAGGAGGGCGGGATTCGGGGCCGCCGTGCGGTCCATCTCACCCTTGGCTTCCAGCATCATCTGGAAGTTGCCGGCCTGCATGTCGTTGGTCGGCAGGATTTCGACTTCGCCGTCCTCGCCGGTGATTACGCCATCGGGCTTGGCAAGCTCGTTCCTGATGGCCCCCGGATCGAGCCGCCCGTCAGATCCGACAGCGGCGGCACCCGGAGACACGCGCACCTGGCGCATGGTTAGGAGGTGAAGGGCTTTCGAGCGGCGCTTGTTGATCTCGTCCTGGAGATCGATCATGTCGAACACTACGCCGTAGCGCACATTCTCATCATCGACGTAGCAGGATTGGGCAACGATCGGGTTGCCGGGCTTCTTGTTCTCTCCGATGTAAGACGATGGGCCTTTTTCGAGAATGCCCCCGGTGATGAACACGCACTTGTTCCACTGGCCGCCTTCGCGGTGGTAAATCTCCACCGTGAGGAGCCTGCGGCGGCGACGATCGACCCACTGCTGCTTGCCGATCGGGCGATCTTCAGCGGCACGGTCCAGCA